CAAGGGCTTTCTGTGCTTGCTCCACTTGCGCATTGACAATGGCTGTGGTATTCGCCTCATTTCCACCCGTAATCTCGTTGAGCGCATCAAGAGCTGTCTCCTTATCGGCTTTCTCAAACATAGGTTCCTGTGTCTCCTCGTTGATGGGAACACGCTCCAATGCTGTAGGCTGACGATTTGCCTCATCTTCCTTGCGCTGCTGCTTCTGCTCCAACATCTGTTGATTGTGCTGTTGCAACTGCTCAATCTGCTCTTGCGGAAGAGATACACCGTTTTTGCCTTGTGTTGCTTCATCGAAAGCACCTCGGGCATACTGATGCAACTGCTCGTCAGTCATGGGCTGTTGTACATTCTCGCCCTCATTCTGTACATTTTCGGGCGTTTCGGGTACGCTTTCCTCCAAATTTGGTACACTTTCCCCATTCTCTGTACCACCAAGTATGGCTTCATGCTCGGCTTGAATGTTTGCGTATGCCTCATCGAGTTCTGTCTGAGGGTCGATGGCCTCACCAAGAGAGAACAGCTGGTCCGGGCTGGCAAACTTATACTCGCCAGTCTCTGCATCACATATAACAATACTCTGATCCGAATTGCGCACGTCAATGCCCGAACCATCGGGGAGAGGAACAATATTGCCCTTTACGATATAGACAGGCTTGTCGTCCACTTTCATGGTGGCTGGCTGCACAATGCCGTTGTCCTTGTGGGTGTGTCGCTCCACATTGGCGGCAACCTCCCTGCGCTTGTTTTCCAAGGCATCGTTCGATGCGTCCTGCACACCGTCCATTGCAGCCTTGGCATTGATGTAGTAGAGCACAGCGTCCCTCTGGTCGTCTGTCAGTTCTGGGTCGTTGGCCAATGCCCACGGATTATCTTCCATTTCTGCCATGCGCATTTCTGCGTCCGTGCCAAATGCGTCCTCACATTCCTTGTATGCCTCCTGCATACGAATGATGATGGCATCAACATCAGCTTTCGCGTCCGCATCGCCTTGCTCCACCTTTTTCCACAACAGACGTGATTGGTCGTAAATGGCTGACGCTCCTGCCTCGTCATCGGACATAGGCTGCTCGTTCTCGGCTTTCTGTTCGGGAAACAGACGCTCGATGTAGTCCTGCACCGCTGCCTTTTCGGGTTCAGTACGCTTGCTCGGCTCTTTCTTGATAGCCTCGTCCACATCTACGCCAGTCTCCTCCTTGATGGCTGCACGGATTGCCTCTGGGCGTTCCGTGTCTGCCATGCCCTTGTTTTCTTCCATGAACTTGTCAATGGCATCGACCATCTGCCCATAGTTGGCGATTGCGTCCTTGTCTCCCTGCTTTGCAGCTTGGTAGTTGCGCTTGACGGTTTCGGGGTCTGCACCGGGCGCAACTGCTTCAACGGCTGCTTCAAATACCTTATTGTCGGCTTTCGCCTCGGTGTAACGCTCACCGACATCTACTGAGTTGAGTTCGGCTTGGCGCATGATTTTGTCCTGCTCCTTCTTGGCTAAAGTCTCGTCTGCAAAGCGTCTGCTAGTCACTACCTCACCATTGGCAGTGACGGACTTAACGAAGATATTGCCGTTCTCGTCCTGCTCCGTGGTGTACCCGGTAACACTGCCCATAGGCAACTGACGACCAGTGAGGATATAATAAGCCTTGGCTCTCGTACTTTGGCTCACATTCGGGTCTTGCATGAGGCGTTCCATAGCCTCATAGCCATCAAACTCGGGATGCTGCTTGAGCCACTGCTTGCCCAAATCCTCAACCTCGGCTTCGGGAATGTCAAGATACATTACCTTTTCGTCCTTAGTTGTCGGCTTTGACTTGGGCTTGGGCTGCTGTTTTGGTGTGCGAGTGAAGAGAGTAGCAAGGTCACCATAACCATACTTCTGCAACTCCTCACGCTCCTCCTTGGTGAAAGCCATGTCGCGCGGACTTGCGTCCACCTGCTTGCGCAACCTCTCAACGAAACTCATGCGGTTGTGGTTGCGCTCCTGCATGGTCTGTGGGTTCTCAATAGGTCGCAGTCCTGCAATGACACGAGGGGCGGACTTTATCATGTGCTGCCCCTTGAAACCTATCATCATCGCCATGTTGTCCGTCCACACGTCCATCGCATCGCCATCACCGCTAATCCATTCTGGTATGGAGAATATCGTACCTTCGGCAACAGTGGAGGTCGCGAGTTCTCCTGCACGGATACCTACCTTTCCTGCCGTGTTCGAGGTAGCCTTGACCCACTTATCCGCTACATTACCCAACAATGGCGATACCGTGCCTGTAACTGAACCGAGCAAAGTGCCATGCAGGGACGATTTCAGTACATCACCTGCCGAATATCCCTCGTTCTCGCCTGTCTGTGGGTTGATGTGTCCGCCATGCAGCCACTGGCTTTCGCCCTCCTTGATGCCCTCGTATGTGCCAAGGTTGCCAGCACCACCTGCCATGCCAGCCACGACACGTCCAGTCAGCGTATTGCCAAACAATCGTGCGCCTACATTGGTGGCTGTTTTTTTCGCCACAATGCGACCGCCTATATTGAGTGCAGTCTTACCTGTAAACGAGCCGACACCGCCAGATATATAAGTAGTGGGGTCAAACAACATACCCGTCACCGTACCGCCAATCTGTGCCCAACGATGGTTCTTGCCGTAGTCGCTCATCGCTTGCTCGTATGCGGCCATATCGCCTGTCGTTCCTGCCTCGATCCGTGCCAATCCCTTGGTGATAGTGCGTAATAGGTTCATGTCGGCTGCGGTCTTGGCGAAGAACTCCAAGGTGCTCTTTGGCGTGTTCTTTGCCACGGCATACTTGTACACGGCATTGTCAGATAACTGACGAGCCATAGCAGATGCCGACTTCTGCAACTGCTGTTCGGTTGCGGTGGGGTATTGCTTTTTCAGCTGCGCATAGCATGATGCCGTCATCTGCTTGCCTACACGTCCCCACGCATTGTCCATCATCTTCTGCAGGTCAAAGCGCGTAAGGCGCGACACCTCATTCTTGTGTGAGTTGGTGGCTGCATCGACAATGTGCATCTCACGCCCTCCATGAAGCCACGGATTGCCGCTGTACACGTCCTCCGCATTTTTGTTGCGGTCGGCTGCATACTTAGCCTCTGCCTCTTTCCACAAGGCTGCAACGGCTGCACTGGCTGGCTTCTGAGCGTCGTTCACCTGCTGGTCGTTCATATTGAGGCCAAGAGGCTCACTTGCAGCCTTGCGATAACGGAAGCTTTCTGCATCAGCCAACGCCTTGCTGCTGTATCTGTTGCCAGTCGGTGTGAGATAGGTCTGCTCAAGTTTCTTCGTGCGTGGATTATACTTGTAGCCACCTTTCTTAGTCTGACCGAAGCCAAGTCCAAAGCCGTACTGCTGCATGTTCTTCATGCGTTCGTTATTGTCAGCTATCATGGCTTGCGTCTGCTGCTGCATCTGCTGCACTTGGTCAATCATCGCCTGACGTTGTGCAGGGGTAAGCGGTTGGTCTTTCTTCGGCTGTTGCTTGGCAGGTGCCGAACTTGCCGCAGGTGTTACTGCTGGCTTCTGCTGTCCAGAAGATGGGGTTTCCTTCTTGGGTGCCGGTGCCGCCTTTGGTGCATACATACTCTCGAAGTCGTCCATGCTGCCCATGTTAAGCCCCATGCCCTTGGCCTTCTCGTAATACCACTTGCGGTCTTCACCGTTGGCAAGCGAAGACTTGAACTCTGCTTCACTGCCAATATTGTAGCCCTTGGATTTCAGTTTGCCGTAGAGCCACTTGATGTCGTCATTATCGTTTACTTGTGCCATTATCTTCTTCTGCTTGGTGGTGTATTATCGTTATTGCCTCCGCGTCTTCTGCTTGGAGGCGTGTTGTCTGGAACTACGCGCTTGGCATAACCACTTTTCTTCTTGTAGGTCGTAGTGGACTTGCCATTGGTCTCGCTGTCAGTTGTGCTTGTAGAGGTGACATCGGTCTCCTCGAATGTGCCGTGCTGTTTGGCAAAAGCCTCCGCAGCTGCTGCCGTTCTGAACTTGTGTTCGCGTCCATTCTCGTCCCATGCACTGAACTCGTCGTTGTTGGAGCGGTCGTGCGCTCTCGCCGAAGCATAATGGTCTGTAGCCGCTGCCCGGCTTGATGCAGCCGACGCTCTCTGTGCCTCACCTCGTGCCTTTTCGGTATCAACCTTTGCCTTGTAGAGGTCAGGAGCATTGTCCGCTTCTGCCTTGGCGGTAACAGCCTCCTGTTCGGCTTTAGTAGCCTTACCAGCTTGCTCACGCTGCTTGTCGGGCTGCAATGCCGCAAGCCATCCGTGCTCTTCTTGCTCACGCTGTGCTTTCTCCCTCGCCAGTTTAGAACGTTCCTGCTGCGCTTCCATTTCTCGCAAGGTCTTGGCACGCTCATTCTGTGCGTCACCGATTTTGAGTGAATACTGGAGGTATTTGTCCGCGTTGGCTTGTCGTTCCGCTTTCAGCTTCTCCAGTTTCTCCTGCAATGGCGTAAGCTGGCTCGCCTCCTTGTGGTCATACATGTTAGGAGCACCGCGAGTAGTGAAGAAAAGGTTGCTCAACGCTTGCAGACCGTCGCTGACAGCTGAAACAATCTTCGCTGACTTCTCCCTGCGTTCTCTCTTCTTGCGTTCCTCCTCAGTTTCCGGCTTCACGCGGTTAGCGGCTTCCTGCAAGGCTGCTATCTGTTGGTCGTAGCCCATCGTGTCGTTGTGTGGCGACACACCGGCTGGCTTGTCGGCAGGTGGTGCCACATCTGTCTTTGGTGGTTCCTTCGACTCCGACGGCTCCGGCGCATTGCCTCCGCTGTTCTGTTCAGTCCATGCCTCCGTCCCTTTCGGTGCCGGTTCTGGCTGTACAGGCTGCTCGGCCCAGTCAAGCGAACCTTTAGGTGGGGTATATCCACCATCATTGCCCTGCTCGTACTGTTCCTGCTGTTCTTCTGTCCAATTACTCATGTCGAATGTTTTTAGAAGGCTCCTGCAATCCCTGCACCTGCTTTGGCTACGCCCTGCACGGCTTGACTGATGGCTTGTGCCTTGTTAATCTCCAAATTGTTCAACGCTTCGTTGATCTGCGAGTCGCGCTGCTGATAGGTCTGCTCAATCTGGTCTTTGCGGTTCTCTGCATTGACAGCTATCTGCGACGTTGCATCGGCCAATGCTTGTGCGTTCGCGGCTTTGGCTGCTGCTGTACTCTCGTCAGTACCGCCCATTACGGCTTGGGCACCTGCCGCCTGTCGGTTGCGGTTCCTGATGCTCTCCTCTGTCTGGGTAAGTATGCGCTGAGCGTCCGCCCTCTGCGTTGCGTCTTCGTTATAACGACGGTCATACCAGTTCTGGTTGGCCTGTTTCTGCGCTTGGAGGTTCTTCTTCACTCGTCTCATCGCCTTGCTTGCGCTGATGCCGCCAAAGATGCTGCCGGCTGCTCCGAGTGCGCCTCCTGCTATGCTACCAATTAGTCCCATATCGTTTTATGTTTCAAAAGTTATAATTCGTGCGCTAAATTAGTAATGTATCTTTGCCCGGTACTTTTAACTTTTGCGCCAACGGCGCAACACAAAACATAATCAATATGAAGGGAATGAAGACCGGTGGCCGGAAAAAGGGCACACCAAACAAGGAGAACCCGATAAAAGGGTTCATCAAAACACATTCCTTGGCATACTTCGAACCCAAGGAAATAGTTGGCGACGACGGTAAGAAGCGCACAATGTCAGACTTCGATTGCGACATGATGATGCTTGCGCCTGACGATCGCGTAAACGCCGAGCTTCGCTTGCTGGAGTTCCATACGCCAAAGATGAAGGCTATCGACGTTGACATGAACGCACACGTCAGCGTACGCACAATCGAAGACAAGCTGCGCGTCCTTTGTGGCGAGGAAGAAGATGATGACGACGACGAGGACGATTAAGCCAGTCTCTATTTCATCTACTTTTAGACCGACTCATTTTGTTTACTCATAGTTTTTTTAGGCTTCGACCTGTCCGTGAGGATGGGTCGTTTTTTATTCCCAAACTCTTCAACAAAAACCCCTATGGGGTTATTTCAGAAACCCCTAAGGGGTTATTAAAAACGCAAAACAAAAACCCCTATGGGGTTATTTATAAAACCCCTTACCCGTTTTTTTAACTGCATGAAAATCAACCGTAAATAAACCCCTCGGCAACTACATAATTTTCCAAGTAATCAACGACTTAAAACAGAAAACTCCACTGAAACGAATTGTAAAGAACATGCTTAAACCCTAATGAACTATGACAAAAAGCGAAAAACATAAAATGCCGTTATTCGTTGATATTTAAGATGTTGCAGCGAATAAAAACCCCTATGGGGTTATTTTAGAAACCCCTAAGGGGTTTTTCAAAAGAAGAAAACTCGACACAAATAATATCCCCTATGGGGTTTTCCTCGCGCGCGCGTATAGATATAACGAATGTTATATAAACATAAAGGATAAAGGAATATAGATATATATTATACTCCTTACGTCGTATAATACGACAACAACGACGACAAAAAGACTTCGAGTTTGAAGTTCTTTTTTTACTTTCTGAGATACTACAAATGAAAATGTCCGACCTTGCAATTGCAAAGCCGGACAAAAATTAAAAGCCCTTACCTTTGGTGCGTTCATACACCGCCTCACGTTCCGTGTCAACGTTTTTAATTCTGAATTGAACTGCACATCTTTCCGGGATGCTGTCCGGCAGCTTCGCCGCTAGCCGTGATATTATCTCGTCAATGTTGCTGAAGCCGATGTCGCTCACCTCGGCCAGAACCTCACCACGGAAGTAGGCCCGGGCATATATCATGTACTTCGGTGCTATGCGGAACAAAGCGTCCTTCCGTTCGTCAACGTCTCGAGCCATTCCCTGCTTGCTCCTGCGTGTGCTGAAGAAGATGAAGTCAATCACTTTAGCGTTGAGTTCCCACGCCGGTGTGAAGTCCAACTTGATATAACCTCGTGTGATGGTGCGCCCATGAGAGTGGTTCATGGCAAATGCAACCTCGTCAATGGATGCTTTGCAGTCGTTCTGCGCCACTGTTCCCCATGTGTGCCGGAACGTGTATGCCTTGTACTGCTTCGCTTTCGGTATGCCCATACTCTCACAAACCATCTTGATGCCTTTGTTCACACAAGCACAGAAAGAGTCACTGTCACAAAACCTTTCATGGAAGTTGAAGAAGTACTTGTCGTTTGGATCGTGCGATTTGTACTTCTCCACCAATGGCTGGATAACCGGCTCCACGCGCATCTCGATATACGCATCATCAGTGCGTACCTTCTTCGTCTTCGCCCTGTTGTAGCATAATATTCCGTTGTGATAGCCGTCCCTTGGCATTTCGAACAGGTCAACCGTGTTGATACCTGCAAGGCAAAGTATCATCTTGGCCACGTCACGCCCAATCTCTGGCACCGGGTCAATGAACTTCGTTTCCGGCAATGGAGCGGCAAAGAACAGTCGGCATTCCTCCGGGCTGATGGCAATCTTTGTCGAGCGGTCCGCCTGTGGTATCTTCACCTTGCCCCAAGGGTTCGTCCTGATACGGATGATGCCGTTGTCATAGTCGTTGTATTCCTTGATGGCAGCTCTGAACACTTGCCTTATGCACACAGGGTACATTTCCTTTGCCCTGTGCGTCTGCTCCAACGTAGCTATCCATCGAGATCGGAAGAGCGTCGTGTA